TTCTTTTCTTTATCAAGTCCATTTACTCCTATATCGTCAGGATCGACCGTATCCCAACCACTTCCCCCTAAATTAACCTCTATTATGGGTTTTTCTGCGAGAGGAAATCTTACAATAAAATTCCTCGATTCACCGTCTGGCTTTGGCGTTGGGGTTTCGTTATATTGTGTTGCCGTCCTGCCTTTTCCACCTCGGACATATTGAACGTTTCTATATTTATCAAGGCTGCTTTTTTGCCGGAAATTAGAATGCTGTACCTTATCAGTCAATTGGAATGGAGCAATGTATGTTGCTCTGTCAAAAAGATTTAATCTACGCTCTTTGTCTATGTTCCAATTCAGACCTGTTATTTTTTTAATATAGTCAAGTGCCTCAGAACATTTTATATAATTAAACACTGCTTTTCGGATTACTGGGCCTTCTGCTATATCTCCAGCCGTTACGCCTTCCTGAAAAAGCTTTTCTGTTATTAAATCATTGGCGATATATCCGGCTGTTTTGTTTTCATACACTTTGGCAATTACCCTTTTGTCAGCCAACGCTGAATTATCTACGGCATTAACAGAATATATCAGCCTTCCGGGATATTCCTCTTCCTTGGATATAGTCAAGATAATCCCTGAGTATATTTTTACGGAATCAGAATATATCTCTATACTGTCCCCTTCATCTATGTTTTCTAAATCAAGGAGGTCAACTACTTTAATATTAAGTGTTGACCTCGCATTGATTTTGTCGGTTATGCTCCAACTTTTATCTACAAATACTGGCTGGCCATTAATAAAATATGATCTCACGCCGGACTCACTCCTAATGATCTCGATCGCTCAATTATTCTGTCCATAAGCCTGTCAACGCCATAATCGTCTAGTATTACAGCACCTTCAAATGCTCCGCGATCAAATGTTATTCCTCCCACTCTATCAAGCGGCTTCACCTTTGCACCCTGAGGCAGCTCAAGAAGTTCAGGGCCCGCTTCACCGACTATTGCATGGCCTCTCTGAGTTATTTCCCCGCCTGCAGCGAGTAATGGTATTTCCTTAATATCGATTCCCTTGCCACCAACTGCCGGCACCCAATCGGGGATCTTGATTTTATTCAAACCTCGGATAAACCAGTTAATACCTTCAATAATGAAGTTTATAGCAGCCTTGATGCCACTTACGATGCCGTCCCATATACCAAGGACAACCTTTTTAATTCCTTCAAAAATGCCACCAAATATCTTACCCCAGCCTTCAAGAACTTTGCGTATATATTCCAAAGCATTTTCGAAGAATTCTTTTATACCATTCCATGCACCTTCCCAGTCACCTTTTATAAGAGCAAGAACGGTTTTTATAATGGCTGAGATAGCTTTCATTGCCGGTTCAATGACTGGTTTCATGGCTTCGAAAACTGACATCACAAGAGGTAACACCACCTGTGCTAGTTCATTGAATATGGCTAGCAATGGTGGTAATATGACCTGCACTATTTCGTTGATTAATTCCATAAGCGGCGGTAAAACAGTCTCCGTAAAAGTTGTAAATAGCTCGTTTATTACCGGCATCACGGAATCGATTATCTGGCTAAACAAATCAATCAATGGCGGTAACAATGTATTTATGATCTCGGAAAAGAGATCCATCAATGGAGGTAAAACCTCAGCAATTACATTGTTAAACAGGTCTATGAATGGTGGCAGAATGTCCTCGATGATGATCTTAAGCAGGTTGATCAGAGGAGGTAAGATAGTGGTTATTACGCCTGTAAATAGACTTATTAGTGGCGGAAGTACGGTCTGAAAGATTTCTGTAAATAGTTCTATTACAGGTGGTAACACATCTGATGCAATCTGCGTAAATAACTCAATCACAGGTGGTAAGGCGTTTTGTATAAGATCCATTAAGAATGGCAGTACAGCCGCGATGGATTCTCCAAGTGCGTTAAATACATTGCCCATAATTTCGTGAATCATAGGCATATTTGCAACGACAAAATCAGCAAATTGTTGCATCATCGGCAGGAACGAATTTGTAAGACCCCTGACTACGCCAGCAAACGATTCCTGGATATCTTGAAGCGTATCACCGAAAGTTACATTTGCCCTGACGGCTTCTTCAGACATAACAATACCAAGCTCATCAGCCCGGTCCTTCAACTCCTGGATACCTTCGCTCCCAGCATTAAGCAGCGGTAACAGTTCGGTATATGATTTACCAAGCAGATCGACGCCCACAGCATTCCTCTGTGCACCCTGCTCCATATCAGCCAGGGACTTCATGACCTCCTCGAAAATCTCTTCCTGGGACTTATTACGGAGATCATCAACACATATGCCAAGGGCTTCAAAAGCTGCTGTAGCTTTCTTACTTCCATTCATGGCGTCGTCCATGGCGTTGGACAAGGTCTTGATGCCGACTTCGAGCTTCCCGATGTCGCCCCCGGATTGCGCGGCTGCATACTTCCAGCGTTGGAGTTCTTCTCGGTTGATACCTGTCCTTTCGGAGAGTTTATCAATCTCATCGGCATATTCGGCTGTCTCATTTGTTACCGCTAATAACCCACCAACAGCAGCAGTAGCACCACTTACAATAGCCGCTCCCCATTTTGCGGCAGTTTTTATGCCTTCACCCAGCTTGTTGGCCACTCCGCCAGCCTTTTTATCTGTATCATCAAGCTTTTGATTTGCGTCATGGTTATCAACGAATATGGAACCAAACAGCTTAAATATTTCCAAAATACTCACCTGCCTTTGTACCTTGCCACAATTGACAGCATTTCATTTTCGATCTCATCGAGCGATTTTTGAGTGTATTTATATTTCTTCTGAATCAGCTTATTTTTAAAATCATCAAACTTAACAAAATCCACCCATTTCATATACATGTATGGGTATATACTGGTCCACATCTCCCATGCAGCCTGCTCTTTTTCTTGTTCTATGGCATAAAGTAAATAATCTTTGGCAACTGACAAAGGAAGATCCATAATCAACTGCGGATTATATGCTTTGGAAAGAAGTTCAATTATCCGCGGCCCTTTGATTTGACCGCAGATTTGAAAAAATCCTTTATTCCCGCATCTGCGAGGATCTCTTTGATGAACCCGATCAGATAAACTTTTTCTGCTTCCTTCGGAGTTATTCCCTTAGCCTCGGCCACAAATGCATAGATTTCCTGCTCCGCTTTGTGAGCCTTTGTAACGATCTGAGCCAGCAAATCTGCTCCGACCTTCTCTGCATCTGCTTTTGGATCCGTTATTTTCAGATCCAATTTATCGATTATGGCTGACAGCTTCAGCCCCTGTTTCAATGTCAACATAATATCCCTCCTATAAAACTATGGAGGAGCTTTCGCTCCTCCTTATGCAGTCTGGAAGTTTACAACCTTCTTTTGCATCTTGTTCCCAGCCAAATCTCTGACATTGGCTATTACCCAGATATAATCTGTGCTTGCCAACAAATTGCTTTCCGGTGTAAAGGTTGCTGTCTTTGTAGCCGGTGAATAAGTCAATGTGCCATCGACAATGGTGCCATCACTGGCTTTAATCAGCGTGAAGTTATCGGCTCTGATATCGCCTTGTCTGATATCCTCGTCAAATTCAGCCGTGAGACTGGTCGATACTGATACGCCAGTCGCAGCATCTGCAGGCGTTGTTGTCACGGTAGGTCCAGAAGTGTCGCCGTCAATGCTTTCAACGTCCTCAATGTCGTACAGGTCAGCAGTGTCGTCCTCTGCGTCCCAGTGAGCTGATACTTCGAGCTGTATAACTCCTTCGGCTTTCGGTGCGGCTGCAAGTGAGAAATCATTCTCAGCCATAGCGTTATACAGGGTGATCTTCTTATACCCGCCACCGATTACTTTGGCGAACATGGTGATATTGGAGAGATATGCGCTGTCCTTTATCACGCCAAGATCGGAGCTTTTTGCGGAGATCTTCCCGTTCGAGTATGTCGCCCACGGCATCGCCAGCGCCAGGTTGTCCATACTGGCACAGAGCAGCGGTACCGACAGAGTGGCATTGACTTCATCAACTACCTGCATACCCTTGGTCTTTCCGCGTCTGCCATCATAGTCAATTTCTCGAATGTTCTTGGTGACTGTGAAGGTGCCTCCTCCGCGTGTAGGTGCGAGCTGGCGTTCTCCTTCTTCACCGTAATTGATGAATATAAGACCGTAGTCAATCTGTATGTTTTCAATCTGCTCCTGCGTCAGTCCTCCAAAATGCTGAAGATTTATTTTTTTGAGCAAGTTCATCAACTCCTTCCGAATAGCCTTGCCTCATAAATGTACTTTCTGCGTCTTATGTTCTTGTTGTCGTCCAGGAGTGGTATTTTCCGATCAAGATAAAAAGTAACCGCCAATCCTTCGGTGGTCAGCGTTTTTTTGTTAAGTGAGTCATTAACGCTCTTCATCAGTGTTTCCAATGCTGTTGTATCACCGTTCGCCGGCATGTCCCAACCATCAACATCAAGCGCCACAGTCTCAAATTCCTCACCATCATCAGTAATCTGAGTGAAGTCATACACAATATAAGGGAATTGAGCATCGTCCGGAGCAACCTGGAAGAATACACTAGGGTGGATTGATTTAAGATGTGGGTGTATTAATTCACGCAGTTTCTTCATCACCGATCTCCTCCTCTTCATCAATCAGTCCAAGCGCCCGATTCTCATCTTCGATTTCTTTGAGATATTGCCCTTCGATTCGGCGAATATCATCGATATGTGCAAATGTAGTCTCCCGTATAACGCCCTTCTTTGGCATTCCCTTGGTGCCCAGTTCCTGGTTGACACCATACCATGCATCATGCTTGACGCCGATCTGCAGATCACATTCCTGTCGACGAACCCAGTATTGAGTGCTGTTATATAGACGCCTGTGACGTTTCATGCCTGGCAGTTTCTTAAGTTCCTCGATCATTCTTCTCCTGAGTAACTTTGCCACATCTTTCAAGGCGGCGCGGATGAGTTCCTGAATCGTATATTTCGCCCGGTCGACACTGGAGACAAACTCAATACCGTCTTTTTTGACCTTTGTAACGGATTTAGGCATTGGCACGGTTAACTACCCCCTGACAAATGAGCTCAGTCAGTTCGCCGTCCTTGTCGTAAGTACGAATGATTGTATATTCCTTGCCATTGTATTTGAGCTTGGTTTCACCATTGTACTCAATGGTACGGATCACGAACATAAGCTCCGGGCGAAGGCCTGTAGCAGCTGCCTGATAGAACTCAGACTGCCGTATGGATTGCTTATCTGCAAATACTTCACGCTCAATGGGTGTTTCAATAACGTCGCCTAGCGAGTTTTCGGTGGTCGTAACACTGATTAATTTAATAACATCTCTGAACAGCATCTATTCCACCGCCTTTGTATATTCCAGAGACAGCGTCAGGTGTCGCTTGAGCATATCATATGACTGCTGCAGCTTCTCGGAGTCCGGATTATTCCACCCAAAATTGGCCTTGACATATACGGTGATGGCTCGCTTTATCAGTGGATCAGTGTCATCATTGACTTTGTTCTGGAGGATCCCGGCAAGCATGAGGTCCGCTTTTGCGGCGGAGATGAGGTCGTTTATTTCCGTGTCGTATGCGGTATTGTCTGCGCTAATACGCAGAGCTATTTTGACATCATTAAGCATTGTCGCCATCAACCATCACCGCTTTTCTTTTTAGCCTTCTTTTCCGGCTCTCGCTTGGCGGTTTCCTCGGAGGCCTTCTTGGCAACTTCAACAGGCTGGACATATGTCGCATATGCCTTGATGAGGTTTTCAGGTACCTCGATTGTCTCACCCGGCATAATGTAGCCATTTCTGATTGGGCACCAGGCTCTTTTTATCACTTTGCACTTCACAGAATCACCTCCCGTAAATGGGAGAGAGGGCGCAAGGCCCTCTCATCATGCGTCTATCTTGGTGATGGCTTGGGGCTGTGCGATGTTGCAGTCGAATATCGCAGTGCCCCTGAAGTCAATAGCATTATTCAGGAAGCCGCTCTCTGCGCTGCTCTCCACCCTGATGTCCTGGCTCAGGTTGCCGACAACCTTTGTGAAGTCGCCGAAGAATACAACACCCGGAGCCACGTTGTCATCAATGAGCACAGGGTAGCCCATGATCCTCCATGCGCCACCGTCGGCAAGGCTCTGAATTGCGATCAGGTTGCCGTTGGCATCGGTGATCTGCATGATCTGCTGGTAGAAGGTG